AAATACAGTAACAAAATAAAAGTAGGTGATAAAGAGTTAGTTTTAAATACAAAGATTGAAGATTTTAAATTTGTAAACAGATTAGCTAGAGTAATAGAAACACCTAAAGCTTTTAATACTGGTATTGATATTGGTGATATAATTGTTATACATCAAAACGTGTTTAGAGTATTCTATGACATGAGAGGAGAAAAAAAGAAAAGTAGATCTTGGTTCAAAGATGATTTATATTTTTGCGCTATAGATCAAATCTATTTATATAATAAAGGTGATAAGTGGAAGTCTTTTGGAGACAGATGCTTTATTTCACCGATAAAAGATACAGAGTCTCTAACGCTGGATAAAGAAAGAAGTCTTATTGGCATATTAAAATATGACAATAGCTCTTTAAATGCGCTAGGAATTAACTCAGGAGACTTAGTTGGCTACACGCCGAACGGAGAATGGGAGTTTTTAGTTGACGGTAAGAGATTATACTGTATGAAATCTAATGATATCGTAATTAAATATGAATACCAAGGAAACGAAGTTGAATATAATCCAAGCTGGTCAGAAAGCGGTGGAAGAGTTAATCAAAGTAGCTAAAGAAGCTATTGTTGATTCAGATGACGATATATCAGCTGATAGATTAAAGAATGCTGCAGCTACAAAAAAGCTAGCTATATTCGATGCTTTTGAAATATTAAGTAGAATAGAAGCAGAGGAGAATATGTTAAATGAAAAACCAGTTGAAGTTAAAGAAGAGAAATCTTTTAGAGGCTTCGCAGAAGGGAGATCTAAATAATGTACGAGCAGACTTTATATAAAATACTTAAAGATCACGTCAAACCTAAAGTTTTAAAAAGAACTAATAGGTATAAGAAGTGGGATTACGGTTATAACGAAGAGCACGATATGGTTGTTATAAGTAAAACCGGCGAGATAGGTGAAGTTTATGAAATACAAAATCTAAAAATAGCTTTGCCAAAAGCTAAAAACGTACACACGTTTGAAGAAGACAAATGGCAGCACACTGAATACCCAAAGGAGCTTAATAAAATTAAATCAGTATTTGATTGGGAAGAATACCCTTTGGAGTTTAAAGAAAAATGGTATGATTACATTGATGAAGAATTTAATAGAAGAGAACAAGGCTTTTGGTTCTATAATAAAGGTTTGGCTACTTACATTACTGGTACTAACTATATGTACCTGCAGTGGAGCAAAATTGACGTTGGGCAGCCAGACTTTAGGGAATCAAATAGATTATTCTACATATTCTGGGAGGCTTGCAAGGCAGATAATCGCTGCTACGGCATGTGCTACCTTAAAAATAGACGATCAGGGTTTTCATTCATGGCATCAGGCGAGACCGTTAACCAAGCGACAATATCTACAGATGCGCGCTTTGGTATATTATCAAAATCTGGACCCGATGCAAAGAAGATGTTTACTGACAAAGTTGTCCCAATATCAGTTAATTACCCCTTCTTCTTCAAGCCAATACAAGATGGTATGGACAGGCCAAAGACGGAGTTGGCGTACAGAGTTCCAGCGTCTAAATTTACAAGACGTAAACTAGACTCAAACGAAAAGCTTCAAGAAATTACAGGTCTTGATACAACGATTGATTGGAAAAATACAGGGGATAACTCTTATGACGGTGAAAAATTAAAACTACTAGTACACGACGAAAGTGGAAAGTGGGAGAGACCAACGAATATATTAAACAACTGGAGAGTTACAAGAACTTGTTTAAGACTTGGATCTAGAATTATAGGTAAGTGTATGATGGGATCAACATCTAATGCTTTAGACAAGGGTGGTGATAACTTTAAAAAACTTTACAATGACTCAGACGTTACACAGAGAAACGCCAATGGACAGACTCGCTCAGGATTATATTCTTTGTTCATACCTATGGAATGGAACTACGAGGGCTACATTGACTCTTATGGCTTTCCTGTATTCAACACGCCAAAAAAAGAAATAGTAGGTCCTTTTGGAGATCTTATAACTCAAGGGGTAATAGAATACTGGGAGAATGAAGTTGAAGGTCTTAAAGGTGATCAAGACGGTTTAAATGAATTTTATAGACAATTTCCACGCACAACAAAACACGCGTTTAGAGATGAATCTAAAGAATCTTTATTTAACCTAACAAAAATATACGAGCAAATAGACTTTAATGAAGATCTTAAAAACTCAATTAATGTTACCCAAGGAAGTTTTCAATGGGAAAATGGGGCTGTAGATACAAAAGTTATATTTGTACCAAATAAAAATGGTAGATTTAAAGTTTCTTGGGTTCCACCTTTAAATCTTCAAAACCGTGTAATAATAAAGAACGGACTTAAACACCCAGGTAACGAGCATTGTGGAGCTTTTGGATGTGATAGTTACGATATATCAGGTACGGTTGATAAAAGAGGTTCTAATGGATCTTTACATGGCCTAACAAAATTTAGCATGGAAGACGTGCCTCCAAATCATTTCTTTTTAGAATATATAGCTAGACCACAAACGGCTGAAATATTTTTTGAAGATGTTTTAATGGCTTTGGTTTTTTATGGTATGCCGATACTAGCAGAAAACAATAAACCTAGATTATTATATTATTTAAAAAGAAGAGGTTATAGAGCATTTTCTATGAATAGACCAGATAAAAAATATAATAAATTATCAATAACAGAAAGAGAATTAGGTGGAATACCAAATTCAAGTGAAGATATAAAACAAGCTCATGCTGCTGCAATTGAATCTTATATAGAAAACTTTGTAGGTTTAAAAGAAGCAGGTTATGGCGATATGTACTTTCAAAGAACTCTAGAAGATTGGGCTAAGTTTAATATAAACAATAGAACAAAGCATGATGCTTCTATTAGCTCTGGTTTAGCTCTAATGGCTTGTAATAAGCATAGATATACTCCATCTAGTCCTGTCGAAAGAAAGGTTTATGACTTAGGTATAAAAAGATATGACAATAAAGGGTTAATGTCTAAAATAATAAAATAAATGAAGATATACACAAATACCAATAGTGCTTTTCCTAGCCAAGTAGTTAGTGACGAAGAAAAAGCTAGTTGGGACTATGGCTTACAAGTTTCTCAAGCTATTGAAAACGAGTGGTTTGATCAAGGTAGATCTAGTGGTAATAGATATTTAAATAATTCAAATAACTTTCATCAACTAAGACTTTATGCTAGAGGGGAGCAATCTACTCAAAAGTATAAAGACGAGTTGTCTATAAATGGAGATCTATCGTACCTCAATTTAGACTGGAAACCTGTACCTGTTATATCTAAGTTTGTAGATATAGTTGTTAACGGCATGTCTAATAAGACGTATGATATTAAAGCGTTTGCTCAAGACCCCGAGTCTATGAAAAAACGAACTGGATATGCTGAAGCTGTACTTAGAGATATGTATTCTAAGGATTTAATTGCAAAAGCTAATGAAGTAACAGGTCAAAACTTTATGAATTCTGGTTTACCTCAAAGCGAGTTGCCGGAAACGCAGGAAGAATTAGATCTACATATGCAACTTTCTTACAAACAGTCTATTGAGATAGCTGAAGAAGAGGCTATTTCAAACACATTAGCTTACAATAAATGGGATTTAACTAGAAGAAGGTTAAACTACGATTTAACTGTTTTAGGCATAGCAGCTGTAAAAACAAATTTCAATGTTTCTAACGGTATTACAGTTGATTATGTTGACCCAGCTTACATGGTTTACTCCTATACTGAAGACCCTAATTTTGACGATATATACTACGTTGGTGAGGTTAAAGCAGTTACAATACCAGAGCTTAAAAAGCAGTTTCCTAACCTAACAGACGAAGAGTTATATAGAATACAAAACATGCCTGGAAACCGGCAATACATATCCGGTTGGGGTAATTATGATGAAAACACAGTACAGGTTTTATATTTTGAATATAAGACTTATATGGATCAAGTTTTTAAAATTAAAATTGGAAACAACGGTTTAGAGAAAGCAATTGAAAAAACAAACTCGTTTAACCCACCTCCAAATGATAACTTCGAAAGAGTATCTAGATCTATTGAAGTATTATACACTGGCGCTAAAATAATTGGAACGCAGCAAATGCTTAAGTGGGAAATGTCAGAAAACATGACAAGACCGTTTGCTGACACTACTAAGGTAGAAATGAATTATGCTATAACAGCGCCTAGAATGTACAAAGGCCGTATAGATTCAATAGTAAGTAAGATAACTGGTTTTGCTGATATGATTCAGTTAACACACTTAAAGCTTCAACAGGTGATGTCTAGAATAGTTCCTGACGGTGTATTTTTAGATATGGACGGTTTAGCTGAGGTTGATCTAGGTAATGGAACTAACTACAACCCAGCTGAGGCTTTGAATATGTACTTTCAAACTGGTTCTATAGTTGGTAGATCGTTAACTCAAGATGGTGAATTAAACAGAGGTAAAGTACCTATTCAAGAATTAAGTTCTTCAAGTGGACAAGCTAAAATACAAAGCTTAATACAAACGTATCAATATTATTTACAAATGATACGTGATGTCACTGGATTGAATGAAGCAAGAGATGGTTCTGCTATGGATAAAAACTCGTTAGTAGGTCTTCAGAAAATGGCCGCTAACGCATCCAATGTAGCAACTAGACACATATTACAGTCTAGTCTTTATCTAACTGTTAAAACCTGCGAAAACATCTCTCTTAGACTTTCTGATGTTTTAAGCAATCCTTTAACAGCTAACTCTCTTCAACAAAGTATATCATCATTTAACGTAGGTACTTTAAAAGAAGTTCAAAATTTAAATTTACATGATTTTGGTATATTTTTAGAATTAGAGCCAGATGAAGAAGATAAACAATTATTAGAGCAAAACATACAAATAGCTTTACAATCAGGAGGTATAGACTTAGACGACGCTATAGATATTAGACAGGTTAAAAATTTAAAGCTAGCTAATCA